CAAGTAGAAACTGTGCTACCCCCACCGTTTTCGGTGGGGGTTGATACGGATACAGAATCCGCAACAGGGGCATTTACAAGCCCCAGTTTGATAGCTTCGGCGCGGTTATCGTCGATAGCAAGAAAATCGATCAGCTCAGCTGGATCGTTATGGAATCTAGCCCGCAACTCAGCGGGCAAAGTCATAAAATCTTCACTAGCAGAACGCACAGCGTTCATAGCAGAATGATAATCGGTGACAGTAGTGAAGTCACCATATCGTGGTTGGCGGTCAGCAAAGGGTAACTCGCCTGTAAGGCCAAATCTTGCCACGATAGTATTAATATCAGCATCCTCCTTCTGATGCTGTTGAGTAAGCGAAGGATCTTCGCAAGTAAGAGCGCATTCATCAGATGCGAGATCGACGTCATAGTTATATGGCGTACGAAGAAAAGGCATAGACTTTTTCATTTTTTGAATTTAATCCTGGCAGAGCCAACAGTTGAAAGATCACGACCCAACTGGCGACCTAAACCGCCAGTAGCTTTTTCATAACGCTCGTCATTACGAGCACGTTCAATATCAGCAGTAGAAATTTCACCTTTAGCAACAGCTTCCTTTATACGAGCTTTAGCTAAATCACCTTCAGCAGTATTTCTATTTGCCATAGACAAAAGATTAACAATAGTTGCTTTATTTACAGCCATTTGAGATATATATGATTGAGCTAAAACACCTTGTGTTTTTTCTTGTTGTTTATTTAGCCCAGTCTGGGCTTTGGTTTGGCTTATCGTAGACAACTGCCCTTCACCTCTACGAACAAGATCAACAGCAGATAAATTAGCTCTACCAGCAGCATCACGTTCTAATTGCATCTGAGCAGCTGTTTGTGCAGTAGCTAATTTAGCTTGTTCACCAGCAGTAATCTCTTGAGCTCTTTTTAAAGCAGTATCAGCATTTACGTTAGAAACTTCAGCTCTTGATTTTTCAATCGCTTGTTTCATAACATCACGTTCAGCAGACTGATGATATGCCTGAGTTGCAGAAGCCATAGGATTTTGAAACTGCACTTGTTGAGCAGTTGGAGGAGATCCTCCACCCTGACCATATGCAAGCATAGGATTTAACCCAGCTTTTTGCATGTCGTCAACAGTAGTTTGATACCTAGAAGCAAACTGTTGAGCAGACCATGCATTATTTTGCTGAGCAATTTCCTTATTAGCCTGATTAGTGTCTTGCGTTCCTAAAAAATTAAGAGCAGCTGAAAAAAAATCAGACATATTAGAAGTGATCGATTAGACCTGGTACAGAATACAAAGGCATTGGACGAGCAGCGCGAATATTAAAAAACGTATCGCATAAAAATTGTTGTCCATTAGCAGAAGATCCGACAGCAACAATACGAGAAACAGGAGGATTCTCCTGTATAAACGTTGTGTTCAACGTAGGAAGGGACGTAAATTTTTGAGCAAGATGCCATCCGTCAATTGTCCCCGCAGATGTTGACTTGAACAGGCCAGAAATCTGAGAAGGATTGTAACGGTATTCAGCCCATCGCTCCTGATAACCAAAAACGTTTGAGTCGGCAGACGATCCATCAATATATATCTCCTTATTAAGAATAGCTTGTTCACCAAGCATAGCAAAAGCGGGAAAATAAAAATCATAACGTGTGGATCTAGACCACATCTTACGCATACCTTGCTGATAAGTTAAATCAGCACGTACATTAACTAACCCGATAACGACACCATGTTCAACAAACGATTGTGTGAAACCATGGCCATGCGCCAGACCCGTACCCATAGCCGCCAAGTTGCCAAGCGGAGTAGACGTACCGCTAGCATTCGTACCAGAGGTCTGAGCAATCGGATTGATTGTAATCGGAGTAGAACCACCACCAAGATATTCAGGCCGTTGCAAACGGGCGTCAGGACTAATAACACCAAAGTGAGAACGAATAATTTCAGTGTAACGAGTACCACCACGAGCATCCCTTTCAAGTAATTTCTGAATTTGAAAAGATTGTCGCAACTGGTTAATAGTAGCAGCAGTAGCTTGAGACAAATCAGCATATAAACCGGAAACACCAGAAGTAACAACACCAATAGAATTACCTAAACCAACACCAGATCCAGAAGCAGTAGCACCAAGATTAGCATTATAAGAATTAGTATTACCTTCTAAAGTACCAGAACCGTTAGACCAAAGACCATAATTACTTATAGAACCATTACTAAGGCCTACAGCTTTACCAGTACCATAAACAGGAGCAGAAGTACCCAAAGGTAGAGTAATAGGATTACCCTTTTGGGTCCAAGGAAGAGCACCAGTAAAATAATCTTTACGCTTGCCACGACGTAATAACGTATAAACAGATGACGGAGTTGCATCAGGGCCATCGCCCTTATCTACAACAACAGAATTTTGCAAGTTCTCGTCACGGAACCACTCATTATAAATAAGGTTATAAGCACGAGTGAAAAAGGCACAATGGCTAATAGTATTACCACCACCAACTTGACCAACAGTTGGAAGACCCATATAGTCTTGCAACGAACCAACATCGTAACCGCCAGCTGGCGAAACTTGTTGAGGTACAACATAAGAAATCGAGTCCCCCGGATTATCTTGTTGACCCATAAACTTTTGCCAATTATTCCAAATCAAACGATTAGGAACAAAGAAAAAGAACGAGTCCAAATATAAATTGTCCATCGTAGGATACAAAGGCGTAGCCAGACGCGTAAACGCAGTCATAGACAAATTAAATGTATCACCAGGTAAAACTTCATCTACATAAATAGGTACTAAATATCCAGCATCAAACGTTGTTTTATGTGTTTTTTGGATATTAAAAGAAGACCGAGGAATATCGGCTTTCGGAACCATAGCAAATTGGTGAAGATCAACTGACTGATTCATATGCATATAACTCTCCCGAGGGGGGCTACCCTAATCATGCCTGATTAGAGTAGCAATTAAATTAACTATTCTTTGCAGATTTGCCAAGCATTAACAGCTTAGGAACATCATACATAGAAATAATACCAGTAACATCATCGTAACTACCTAAACCAAATAAATCAAAATCATCAGAATGATTAAATAATTGGTTTTCATCGTGTTTACGATTAACCTCGTCCATAAAAGAACGAATAGCAACATTGTCGCTTACAACAAAAAAAGGCTGACCATAACAATTAGCAGCACGGTCTTTAACAGCACAAACAATCTTTAACATAAATACCTCAATCAATAGTACGTGGAAGTTTAGACAACTTACTCCGAGCAACAATCTCACGAACTGCAAGACGATCTGGAGTGTTATCCGCTTGACGCTTTAAAGCATCTATATAACGATGGTGACGAATCTCTTCCATTTCAAGAGGGAACTCGTCAGAAAATTTTCTATCATAAAATTTAGGAGGTTTAACTTTTTTACCATTAATAACAACATAGTCATGAGGATATACATCATCCTTAAAAGTATTAAACCAATCAAAACCTATACCAGGCTTTAACGACATCTTATTAAATTCTGGTCTAAGATTAACAATCTCACCAGTCTCCATATTAGTGGATTCATAATAATTGTCTGCCTCTTTACCAGTAATTTTCTTCATTATGTATCGTGCGACATAAGCAGCACTTTGAAAATTGACATCACCAATAGAGGAATAGCCAAAAGGCCATAACTCCTCAAGTGATTTAGAACGATAAATCTTAGAACCCGCGGGGGTACGTTTCCATAAAGTTTTATCAGGAAAATCGAAGTTGAAGATACACGCATGGTAATGAGGCCTTCCATATTGTTCACCATACTCACCCGCCATATAAAATCGAATCGGGTAAGGCTCTTTTAGTTCTGGATTTTTACCCAGCTCTAAACCTTTAAAACGTCTTCTCAGCCGTTTCATGAACTTTTGAAAATCTTCGTAATGCAGACTTCTGTCTGAAGGAAGATGATCATCATCATATGTAAGAGTAATGAACGAATTGTGTTTATACAAACTTGCTTCGTGCATACAGCGACACGCCCACTGGCGTGATCGCTCAAGGCGACACCCTACGCACTGACCACAAGGCAGCGTAAGCGTTTTCGCCACATCGAATTTCTTCGATTCATACCAGACGATTGATCCGTCGGTAGTTTGATAGGCTGTAAGGGGCTTGAAACAAGCCATTTAGAGACGATATCCACCTCTTTGTGGTGGAGGTGCCATATTTGCCATCTTTGTCCTAGAAGCATGCTTACGGAAAGTATGAGCACTTTTATGTTTAGATACATGTTTACGATGCAATGGTTTCATATAAATACTCCAGTTTTGTAGTTAACGGTGTCACCTAGCACAGTTATATCAAGTAGAAACTGTGCTACCCCCACCGTTTTCGGTGGGGGTTGATACGGATACAG